AAACGATATGTATTGACTACACGTATATAAGTATCTTCGGGTATGTATTTGTTTCTAACCCACCCACGTATAGTAGATATTGATACTTGTAAATGTTTAGCTAATTGTTCGATAGTAACGTATGGTCCTTTTTGAGCCATTATTTTTTCCTAACTGATATCATGTATTCTGAGTCAACATTTAACCCTGCTGGCACACACTCAGGGTTTTCCTCTAAAAATTGTTTTACGTTACCTTGATTTAACCGTTTTTCAAAAAACTCAGGTACATTATGTTCTTCTACAAATTTGTACATAGATTCCCAATCACTAGTCCAGTAACGTGTCTTAACAGTCCGATAAAAAAGACCTTCTGAAGTTCGTACGCTTTCAACATCATGTTCTTTACAATGATTTAATAACGCTCTTTTTATAACGTCCTGTTGTGCCTGTAAGTCGCCGTCTTCTTCTTTGAATTTTGCCGATAGTTCGCTTCGTTTTGCTTTTATTTTAAGGTAAACTTTGGTTAGTTTATCCAGTTCTCCACTCATTATATACCTCCAAACACTTGTAGAGTATGTAATTTAGTGACAAAGAGTACCTTAGTCAAGTAGTTTGTTGTATAAATCTATAATTTGCGAGTGAATGTCTATTTTACTGTCTAATAAACAGTAAACGTGTTTCTCTACAAGTGATCCTTGTAGCTGTACGACAGTGCATTTATGCTTTTGCCCTGCACGATGTACACGTGCGTTAGCTTGAGCATATGTTTCTAAAGAACTCGTTGGCCCCCACCAGACCACGGTATTTGCGGCTGTAAGGGTTACACCATGAGCGGCGGCGGCTGGTTGGATTATAAGCACACGAGGATCATCTTGTTCTTGAAACGCTTTAAATATTTCTGTGCGTTTACCAACCTTAACATCACCTTGTATAACAGCATTACTTACACCATCAGAGGTAAGTTTTTCTGATAATATACTTATGGCGTGTTTGAAAGGCACAAATACAAGCACCTTCTGACTAGATTCATCTATAACTTCACGTAAAACCCTGTACCTGTGTTTTATATCAAACTCTAGCGTGTCCCCTTTATCGGTGTAGATTGCCCCACAAGATATTTGTAGTAGCTTGTTCATGTTAACTGCCGCATTTACTGCGGTTATTTCTTCCCCAGCGGCTTGAACTACCATACGATTTCGTAATTCTCTATAGTATTTCTTCTGTTGACGAGTCATTTCGACTTCTCGTTTGGTGTAGATCATGTCTGGAAGATCTAAACAGTCCTCTTTAGTGTACCGTATGGCAGGTTGCAGTGCGTTAAATACTGTATCTATGGAACTTTCCTTGGGTATCCACTTAAAATTAGATACCTTGTACATCACCATGTCACGAAATGAACCAAAGAAACGAGGCACTGCTGTAGGATTTACGAGTTTAGCTAGACCATAAGCATCCAAGGGACTTTGTGCGGCTGGCGTACCTGTCATCATCCAGAGCCATGTCTCAGGCTTTAATATTTTGTTTAGTGTCTTCCAACGAGTGGTCTGAGCGTTTTTATAGTGAGTAGCTTCATCAACTATTATCAGGTCGAAGCTACCGGCTGATATGGCATCTTGAACTATAGCAACACCATCATAATTAATTATGACGTATTCGGCATCGCCCTCTATCACTTTACGGCGTTTGTCAGCGGAACCGTAAGCTATATCTACGCTCCTGTGCATTGCAAAACTAAACAAGTCACTACGCCATGCACTATCCATGATTGAAAGCGGGCAGATAACTAACACTCTCTTTATGGCTCCCTGCTTCAGTAAAAAATCCGAAGCCCATATTGCAGAGGCGGTTTTGCCTGTGCCTTGTTCGTTAAAGCAAAACGCTTTCCTATTCATTGTCAGGAACGCAGAAGTATCTTTCTGGTGCGCGAAGGGTTTATGTTGACCAGTCCACGCGTACTGTCCTTTAATAGGTGATGGCACGTTTATATTTAAATTCTTTAGGGTGTGGCTCTCGTTCACACCCCATTTAACTAATACGTTATTTGAAGCTACTTCACGACTTTTTGGTATAGCTGTTGTAACTTGCTTCGGATGACGTAGTTTCAAAAGCAATGCTTTGTTATCTATAATCTGCAAGACTGTTCTCCTAGGCTTTTTTCTTCTTTTTTCCGTTATTCGCACGATTCTTACTAGGACTCATTAATTTATATCCATCAGCGTTTGTACCGCCATTTCGTAATGGTTTGTTATGACTTATGTCCTTGCCCTTGCGGTTAACACCTTTTTTATCTAACTCTCGTCTGGCTCTTTGCCTTTCCATACGTGCTTTATGTTCGCCTCGTTGCTTCTGCATTTGATATTCATGTTTGTAGGGGCGAGGGGATTTAGTATATGCCATTAGTTTCTCCCATTATGAACACACTCAATAACTGCACAATGTCTTTTACATAACCCATTTGGACGTGGGTTCCATACATCATTAGCTTCCGCTATCTTCATCTTACCGTAGTTTGTTAACCATTTTTCCCAAAGAATTGCTTCATCTTCTCTTAAATATGTATCTCTTACTAAGTTCTTAGCCACTACAAATAACAATCCAGCACGTACTTCTTCTACTTCGGGGAAATGTTTAAAGGTAGCTAAAGCCATAAGTTCTAATTGTCCTTTATCAGCATACCTAGCAGACTTACCTGTTTTATAATCTACAACCCATGCCAAATCATCATCTAGAATTATTAAATCTGCTATACCCCTAAACCAAACCTCCTTGTCATAGAACCCACAGGGCTTCAAATCTTCAGTTAGTCCTAGTTTGTACTCGCATAGCTTCTCGCCCTGTTTAGCTTGTAGGTTATCCAACGCACCAACAGCGTAATCAAACCTTTTTGGCATAGGGGTATAGTCTCTTATATACTCTTCTGCCGCCGTATGGAACTGGTTTCCATACAGCATAGCCTCAGTTTGTTGCATTGGATATTCTTTTAGTATTTTCTCATGGTAAAACTGCTTCGGACATTGATCGAAGGCTTTAATTTTACTAAAAGACCAAGGGGCTATACTCATTTTGTTTCCTGTAGTGGCTTTTCGTACTCCATACCAAACAGAGCATCAATGGCTGGAAGTAATCTATATAGCAACAGCCAGCGAGGGATTGCGGTATATATATTCATTGGGGGATAAGCTCTGGTTATCTTAGTTACTTGACTAATTGATAAGTTATATTCAACCGCTAACTTTACGTGAGAAATCTTAAATTCATAAAATTTGTACCGTATCTGATTGTTACGTTCAAAATGACGTTCGTTCGGTATGCAGATCATCCACATTCTCCATAAGACTTACCTACCCCTGATTCACAATCAATCGGGAGTCCTTCCGCCCATTGAGGTATCATACGCATACAAGTTTCTACGTAATCTCGAGCGGTAGTTACTTCCTCTTCACGTACACAGCATACAATGGAGTCGTGTACGGTTAAAACAACTTTATACTTTTTAGATACTTCCAGCATTTGATAACCAATTATGCACCGTGCTAGAGCTTGACATACGTTCTCTATGACTTTACCGCCATAGATACGAGTGCGTCCTCGCCTTGTCTGGTAAGTATATTCAATACCCATCTCCCCCTGTTCGCCAAGTAAATCATTATATCTAAGTAATAATCCAGAGGGCAACCGGAGCGCGTACCTATCTACATCAACCTGTAACAAGTTATTGCGTCCTAAAGGTAATGCGTCACCGCGGGAAAGATACACTATTGTATTCTGAGCGGCTTTCCATAGGTTGTAGATGTCTCTATTAGCTTCCCTATAGATTTTTATAACCCTCGCGGCTTCCGACTCACTTATATCTGTACCAAAGTTCTTTAATTGTTCACGAAATCGCACCGCACCCATACCATACCCAGCCCCAAGTATAGTGGTCTTACCAACAAAACGCTGTTCAGAAGTAACGTCTTCTTCTGGGACACCATATATGCGAGATGCCATCTTTATATAAACATCTTCATCGTTAGCGAAAGCATCGACAAGATTCTTTTGCCCTGCTAACCATGCAAGCACACGTGCTTCTATTTGCGAAGAGTCAGCTTCTATCAGAGTATGCCCTTCGGGGGCTATTATACTTTTCTTTAGCTTTTTCCCTGCGACCCCCCTGCTAGGAAGGTTTTGCAGGTTTATCTTGTCATCACCGCCCCATCTACCAGTATGTGCGGCATAATATTTAACAGGTACAGGCAGTAAACCACGCTTGGATATATCTATAAACCGTTGCGTTCTAGTTTCTTCCAACGTACTTTTGTTACCTAATCTAGCGGATACTAAAGACTGTACCTGTGGGTCTTCATGGTCACTCAAAGCCTTGAAGTCC